GAAGCGTTTCCTGTTACGTCTCCTGTTATATCACCAACAAAAGCAGTGGATGTAATTGAAGTTGCTCCTGTGACTACTCCTGCATCCACACTAATTGTTCCATCCAGTAAAATTGCCGAACCAGAAGCAGGTTCAATATTTATTGCCGCTCCCGAATCTAAAGTTAATACACCTTCTGAATCAATATCTACTGTGCCATCTGCCGTTATCTGAATGTTTGCCGCAGCCGCAGCCGTATCGGTTGTTACTAAACTTAATGCTCCATTTGTTGCTACAGTTAATACGGCTGTATCATCAGTTGAACCAGTCATAGTTACAACTTTGCCGTTTATAGCAACATCATCTACAGTAAGTGCCGTTAATGTTCCTAAAGAGGTTACGCTTGTTTGAGCAGCCGTGCTCAAAGTACCTGCTAATTCTCCTGAAGAACCATAAATAACTGCTTTACTATTAACAACACTATTTGCTGATGCTGTATCTAATAAATTTAATTCAGCAGCAGTTGATGTGACTGCTGTGCTTTCTAAAGTAAATTGACCATCTGGCACAATAAGACCTGCACCACCCGCAAGAATTAAATCGTCAGCAGAAGTGTCCCATAACATGTAGGCACTTGCTGTATCTCCAAAGAATTTTGTATCATAACCTTGTCCATCAACACCAGATGTAAACGTAGCGTCTATTTGCACTGCTCCATTAATATCCAATGTTCCCGCTAAAGTTACATTAGCACCACTGAAAGTTGCTGCCGTGGTTGGAGTGGAACCTGATTTAATTAATAATTCTCCTCCTGATTGTGTTAAACTACCAAAAGTAGTTCCTGCATCTTTTAATGTTATATCAGCACCATCCGCATCCAATATTATATCACCGGATGAATCCAATGTAATATCGGTTCCGTCATTTGTTATTGTATCTAGGGCAATGCTTCCAATATTTGTAATATTAGAATCACTAAAGTCTAAAGTTCCTGTTACATCAAAATTTCCACCTACGCTTAAATTTCCAGTTGTTGTAAGATTATCATTAATGGTTACTTCAGAAGTTGTATGTCCAATTGAAATTGGTACACTAGATGTCGCAGTACCTATGGTAATACCATTTGATGTATTTGAATTATCTATGTTTAATGATGTTGTTGCATCCAGTGAAATAGTCGTGCCGTCAACAGCTAGTGTTCCGTCAATATCCGTGTTATCTAAATTAGATGTGCCGTCAACATCTATATCACCTGCGAGGTCAATTCCTGCCGCACCTGCTAAGACTAAATCATCTGTTGATTCATCCCATAACATATAGGCACTTGCCGTATCTCCAAAGAACTTAACATCATAACCTGTACCATCTACACCAACAGTAATAGTATTATCTATTTGAACTGCACCATCAATATCCACAGCATCTAAATTAGTTGTACCATCAATATCCGCATTACCGGATATATCCAGTGTTGCTGCGTCTAATTCACCTGATAAAGTAATATTAGTGGCACCTGTAATGGCACCATCCATTGCAACTGCACCATTTATATCTATTGTAGTTGCCGCTATCTGTATTTCTGTATCAGCTACTAAATCTAATTGTCCATCAGCAGATGAATTAATATATATTGCTGTATCTCTAAATTGTAATTTTTCTGTACTAGCTACAAGAAGGTCATCTGAAAATTCAAAATAATCTTCATCCTCCATCCATTTTAAAACACCATCACCTGTTTCACCATCAAATGTTAATGTAATGTCTGTACCTGCCGTACCATCACCTATTGTAAGAGATGTTCCTAATAGTTTAGCTACTGGCCCGCCTTCCGCAGCAGTTCCATCATGAGTATGACCTGTAGCCGCAACAAATGCCGCTAATAACTGGTCAAATTCATCATTTAAATCAGATGCTTCAATGACACCACCATCAACGATGCCGGCTGAACTTTGTCTTGTATAAGTTGAACCCATTTATCTTCTTCCTCCCGGTGTAAATTCCATTTCAAATCCTTTTATTGCCCAAGGTAAATTTGAAGTTGTATCTGTTAATTTTAAAGCTACTGCAAAGCCAGAGCCTTCTACTGTTTTTCGTGTTATTGGTAAATCACCCTGCCCCCAAGCTGCTGAACCAAATAAACCTGTTCCATAAAATGCACCACTTCCTGCTGATGTTAAACTAATTTTATCTGGCTGCGGTGTTTCAATATCATTATAATTAAATTGAACGTACATATCCGCACTGACTTCACCTTCAGGTTTCCAGTTTAAGTTAACCCGTTGCATATTTTTACGAATGCCGGGGTCGCCCATTGTTAAGTCTGGAGACCTAAATGTTGAATCTAAATTTGAAGTATCACTTGCTCTCGTCCAAACATTACCTGAATCCTGCTTATAGATATATCCATCATATCCGCCAGAGATAGTTGTCTCTTCATTACTGATTAAATCTGAATCACAACTTGCAACTTTTAATCCTTTTATTTCAGAATATTCAAACCCCATTTGCTGTGTATTTGGATTTGATTTAATTACAGCAATCAATCCTTTTGAACTTCCTTCTGCTCCACCATCAGCCGGATAAAATAAACGATATTGCGATTTTTTTCCTATTACCAATGCTGTTACATTATGATATGTAATATCATCAATTCTTTCTTGAACTTGTTTTGATACAGTTCCTAGCTCAATATCACCAATTCTTGCTGTACCTGCAATTGTACGTAATCCATCTGCTGCTAAGAATATAAGGTCACCACCCAGTTCCTGAATAGAATGATGAGCAATTGAACCAATACCCTTTGCAACTTCTGCTACTGCAAAATTACTGGAACTTGTTCCTGTTATTTTAAATATACTTGTTTTACAAAATACAAATAATTCATCACGAAATACCTTTAATCCCGTAATAACATCCCCAACAATAATTGTTCCGCCACCAGTATCAAAATCATCTTCCGTATAGGGGCCTGAATAATGCACTGTTGATGTTGCATCAGACATTCCTGCATAAAACATATGATGGGCAAATGATTTTACATATTTTGGATTTGTTGGTGCCGTACCTCCACCAGTAGCATTTATAATATCTTCCGTATAACTTGTATTTAATGTAAATGCTGCTGCTGAACCTGTTGCAATAATTATCTTGTCATTACCATCAAAATTAAACTTATCAAAATCATAGGTATATGTTGAACCTTTACTTGTTCCTCGTGATGTCCAACTTCCTGAAGTAGTGCCACTATAAACTGTACCGCCTCTCCCTGCGATAATTATATCATTAAATATCGCTGATAATAAAATTCGTTCTGAAGAAGATGAAACTTGAGGTACAATGGTTGAATTAAATTTTGTTGTACCATTCATTCTCCTGTATCCACCTTCAATGCTAGGCTCAAAATTTGATAATTGCAATGCTTCACCCGGATGCATTGTAAATACATCTTTATTCAAAACTAAACCACCTGCACAACTGGCTGTAAACGGTGATATTTGCGAAGTATCTGGCATTAATTAACTCTTGTATCTCTCATATATGTTTTGGTATTTATATATTCTGAGCGTAATTGTTGCAGTTGATTATCATATTCCTTAACGGACATTGCCGCAGCCTGTGGGTCAGAACGTAATATATAAGCATAATATTTCGCTTTTGTTGTAATAACATCCTTGAATCTGTCATCTAAGTCCATTGTATCGCCATGTGCCGATAAATCCGTATGCACTTGCCAATATTCATATTGAATTGTATAAGTATCTTGATTTGGTACTGGACTTAATCCAAATTTTTTATCCTGTGTATGATATACATAATCAGGAGTACCTTGAGATGAAGATGTATTTGATAAATCTGTTTCTAAATATCTATTTTGCCAATCATCATAGGTTATATATTTTAATTTTTTAATGCCTATATTTTCTGATATTCTTACATAATCAATATCTAATTGTACTCCAGATGCCGTTTCAAAGAAAATATATGATGTTTGTGCTGTAGCATCAAATGTTGTATCTAAAGTGGCACCATCCCCAATATTGGTTACAGATTTTGTTGTACTTAAATATTCTCCGCCACTTGCTGTAGTTCCTACTTTTATTGCTACAGTACTCGTTGAACTGGACGGACTCATAACTCTAACTTGTAATCTATATGTTTTATTTTTTACTGTTGAAATAGATTGATATGCTGCTGCATCATTTAAATTCAATCTGCCATTGCCACTGCTAGCATACGAAGGAGTTCCATCACCCGTAGTCCATCCGGTTATATTGGAAGTAAATTCGCCATTTGTTACTA